CCAGCGACAGTTCGAAGCTGTCGTTGGTGTCCAGCCCGTCACCTCCGAGGCTTGGCTGCAGAACGAACTCTCGCTGTTCCGACGCCAGAACGCGAAGCTGATCAAGTCCATCCCGGACCAGTATCTCGAGGAGGTTGGCCGCCTCGCCGACCAAGCCCTGCAACAGGGCAAGACGCCACGCGAGTTCGCCGAGCTGCTCCGCAAGCGCTACTCGGTCACTCAGAACCGGGCGCGCCTGATCGCCCGCGACCAGGTCGCGAAGCTGAACGGGCAGCTCACCCAGCTCCGTCACGAGGAGATGGGCGTCACCCACTACACGTGGCGCACCTCCAAGGACGAACGCGTCCGCTCGCTCCACCGTGATCGCGAAGGCAAGCGGTTCTCTTGGCAAAAGCCGCCGTCGGATGGTCACCCCGGCGTTCCGATTCAGTGCCGATGCACGGCCGAGCCGGACATTGAGGGGATGCTCGGCAACGAGCCGTCGTCACCACCTTGAACGACACGGAGATGTTGGCAGAAGCGTTTGCAAAGTTCACTTCACCATCGTATACTTTGGGTAGTTTGCCTGAATCGTTGGAGAAACTGATTCAGGCGGTGATTACCACCTTCAAGTGAGGTCAGAGTGATTCTTTCACCTCCACCCGAGGGATACCGGTGGGAGCGCCTTCATGAGGTTGATCATCCAGATGGCCTTCCGCATCCGGAGGACTGGGACCTTGTGAAAATCCCAGAAGGTGACACGGACCCTCGTTGGGCCATTGATCGAGTTTCCGAAGGCCATAGTCAGGCGAGAGTTTCGGTTTGATGCTGACTCCCGGTGATGATCGAGAAGTCGTCTTCGCCTTTGACACTGGAGAGGACGACGAGTAGTTCTAACGCCCCCTCCTGACAGCCCAGGCGTCTCCGGACGCCTTTCGCATTTCTTGACCATGAAAGGGGACCGATGGACGAGCTGGAGAAGGCTTTCACATACCAGAGGCCGACACAGGAGCAGATAGACTCGTTGGCTGAGATCCGCTCAGCGGCGTTCGATTTTGCTCGCACCATCGAGCGACTCTGCCCGCCGTCGGCCGACCGCACCGTCGCAATCCGTAAGGTACGTGAGGCCGTGATGACCGCCAACGCTTCAATCGTCCTCGGTCCGATTCCTCGCTGATGCCGTACCGCTACGACAAGGGCGAGCTTCGAGCTCCGCACAAGACGCCGGAGGGCTACCTCTACGCCGACGCGTACGCGACCCGCGCGGGGGTGTTCAACTACCGCCGCCCCGACGGAACCGTTCGACGCGAGCTCCGTCACCCCGACGAGGTCTTCAAGGCCGACTCGACGGGCAGCTTGGGGCGCAAGCCCGTCACGCTGCGCCACCCCGAGGAGCCCGTCACGGCGACCAACTTCGACCAGTATGGCGTCGGCGTCGTCGGAGAGCGCATCGTCGAGGAGGCCGAGGGCGGCTTCGTCCAGGTCTCCCTCGCCATCCATCGCAAGGACGCCATCGAGGCCATCGAGAAGCAGGGACTGCGCGAGCTCAGCTGCGGCTACACCTGCGACCTCGACATGACACCCGGCGAGTGGAACGGGGAGCGCTACGACGCGCAGCAGAAGAACATCCACTACAACCACCTCGCCCTCGTCGAGCGCGGCCGGGCCGGCGCTGACGTCCGTCTCCGGATGGACGCCGACGACGCGGAGATGGTCGAGGACACACAGAACGACAAGAAAGAGCCACCCCGCGAGGGGGGCGTCACCACCCATACCAGGAGAGACACCATGCCCAAGATCACGATCGACGGAGTGACGTACGACGTGGAGGACGCCAACTTCGCGCAGAAGGTGGCCGACGTCGTCCGGGACCGCGACCAGCTCAAGGCCGACGCGGCCGAGCAGGCGAAGCAGCTCGAGCAGCTGACGCCGGAGAAGCAGCGCGCCGACGCGGCCGAGCAGAAGCGCGACGAGTACAAGGGCCAGCTCGACGCCCTCACGGTCGAGCACGACAAGCTCAAGCAGCAGGTCACGACCGACGAGGATCGTACCGGCTGGTACAACGAACGCACCCAGCTGCTCGACGTCGCGAAGAAGCTGAAGGTCGACAAGGCCGACGACCTGGACAATGCGGCCTTGAAGAAGGCCATCGTACAGACGCACAACCCGGACCTGAAGCTGGACTCCGTCAGCGAGGGCTACGTCGACGGAGCCTTCGAGATGATCAAGCAGAGTCTCGGGAAGCGCGACCAGCACCTCGACTCCGTCCACACCGTGCCCGCGACACCCCCGCAGGGGTCGCAAGGGTCGCAGGGCGGCGACTGGAAGACCGACGTGAACGACGCGCGCAAGGCCCAGCTCGAGCAACTGGACGGCAGCGCGAAGCTCCTTCAGTGAGCCAACCCCGACAGCCAATCACCACAACCAGGGAGAACTGACCCATGCAGGACATCTACCGCGACACGATGCTCCCCGGGCTGCCGGGGATGCCGGCCGACTCCGGCGTCAAGGACATCGTCACCCTCATCAACGACGACCCCCGCACCCAGCAGGTGGACACGATCGTCGTCGACACCGCGACCAACAGCCACACCTACACGCTGAAGGTCAACGGTATCACGATCTCGTACACCGCGGACGCCACGGCGACCAAGGCCGAGATCTCCGCCGGTCTCAAGGCCGCCCTCGACGCCGAGCCGCTGGTGAGCGGTCTCTTCGACGTGGCCGACGATGGGGTCGACACCATCACCATCACCGCCCGCGTCGGTGGGACGGGCTGGACCATCAGCGACGTCGACGCGAAGTGCACGCTGACGAACACCACGGCGAACGACGAGGCCGACCCGATCGGCTTCGGTCTGCTCGTCCTCCACGACGACGCCAACGACAAGAACGGCGTCATCGCCAAGTCGGCGCACCTGACGGCGCACGCCATCGTGCTCACCCCGACCGCGGTCAACGACTACGTCTACCGCATCCAGATCGAGTTCAACGGCGTCAAGTACGTCTCGGAGATCACGGCCGACGGCACCGCCACGGTCAAGGAGATCGTCGAGGCGCTGGCCGCAGACGTCAACACGATCATGCCGGCGAGCTCGGTCATCGCCTCCGAGGACGACACCACCCTGACCCTCACCTCCGAGGTGCCCGGGCTGGAGATGGTCGTCACCATCCTGTGCGACAACATCGCCTACACCTCGGACAACAAGGGCAAGTTCACCGACGTCAACCGCGCCGCGGCCGGCGTCACGGTGCACACCTACGCCGTCGAGCCCAACTCGTCCGGTGAGTACGAGTACCCGGCGAACTCGGCGATGTCCGTCCAGCGCCGTGGCCGCATCAAGGTCACGACCGAGGATGAGATCACCGAGACCTCCGAGGTCTACGTCCGCCTGAGCGGCACGGGGACCGAGGGCGCCTTCCGCGGCTCGACCAACGCCGGCGCCGTCAAGCTCGACCCGTCGCGCGCGAAGTGGGTCAAGACCCTCTCGGCGACGATGGCCGTCCTCGAGTGCAACTTCGACTGATCACCCAGGCTTCTGACGAGGCCGCATCGATAGGAGACCCCCCATGAACTACGACGAGCTCGTCAAGCGCCTGGACGCACTGATCAACGTGCACCCGGGCGCCCTCATCCGGAAGGACAGCCTCCTGGCGGGGACGCCGGCCGGTGTGTTCTTCGAGCAGCAGATCACGCACATCCAGGCCGAGGTCTACCGGGCCAAGGTGCCGCGCCGGCGCGCGTTCGACCTCATCCCGGCCGACATGAACTTCCACCCCGGCGCCCAGTCGTTCAAGGTCCGGATGTTCGAGAGCGTCGGCGAGGCCAAGGTCATCGGCCCGCACTCGTCCGACCTCCCGCTGGTCGGCCTGCGCGGCGTCGAGCAGACCTTCCCCTTCAAGACCATCGGCGTGGCCTACGAGACCTCCTGGGACGAGATCCAGGCCGGCATGATGGCGGGGACGCCGCTCGACCCGGAGAAGGGCGTTGCGGCCAGGCTGGCGGTGGAGCAGCTCCAGAACCGGCTGGCCTGGGATGGCGACGAGACGATCGGCTTTCACGGTGTGCTGAACCATCCCAACATCCCGCGCGTCATACTGCCCGACGGCATCGACTCCGGGACGTCGGCGGCCAACATCATCCTCTACCTGAACTCGATCGTGAACGCGGTCGAGGAGGCCTCGGAGCACACCGAGTCGCCGACGGTCATGGCGCTGGCGACCGACGCCTACAGCTACATCACCAGCACGCCTCGCAGCACGACCTCGGATACCACGATCGCGAAGTACTTCCTCGACAACAACCCGTCGATCCAGCGACTCGAGAAGGTGCCCGAGCTCAACGGCAAGGGACCCGCCGGCGAGGACCTCATCTGGGTGTACAGCCCCGAGCCGCGCATCATCCGCCGGCCGACGCCGCTGGCCTTCACCCAGTTCCCCGTACAGCCCAAGGGCCTGGTCAACCTGACGCCGTGCGTCGCGCGCCAGGGCGGCATCGCCACGAGCTACCCGCTCGGCATGGCGATCGCCGAGATTCCCGCGCCCTGATCACTGACCTGAGACGGCGGCCGGTTTCGTGCCGGCCGCCTCTCTCAACACCTACAGGGAGGCACCATGCCCCAGGTCATCGTCGAGAACAAAGAGCTGCGCCCCGAGACCATCCTCGTCAACGAGTCGAGCAAGATCCAGCTGAACCACGGCAAGAACTCCGTCGACGAGGAGCTGTGGAAGCAGGCGCTGAAGAACAAGGGTGTGAAGCAGCGCGTCACCAACGGGCGGTATTGCGTCAGCAAGGCCTGACATGTCGTCCCGCGACGTCCTCTTCGACATCGCGTCGGAGTTCGAGACGGTCGACGCCGATGAGCTGGCTCGTGTCGACCGCTTCCTCGGCTACGCCGCCGCCCAGCTCTCCTACGACACGTGGGAGGAGCAGTACACGATGGGCTGTGTCTACCTCACCGCCCACATGCTCAAGATGCGTGCGATGAGCTCGGCCGGAGACAACGGCGGAGGACCGGTCAGCTCTCGCAAGGCCGAGCAGCTCGCCATCTCCTACGCAGTACCGCAGGGAGACGCTGAAGATGCCGCGCTCCAGTCGACCCGCTACGGACAGGAGTTCTTGAGACTCCGTTCGTCGCTGGTCATGGGGCCGGTCGTCCTCGGCATGGATGAGATCTCGTGAGCGTCACCAAGGTCATCGACAGGGACAAGGGCTACCGGCGCATCATGGCCGACCTGCTCGCGCACAAGAACGCCACGATCACCGTAGGCCTCCACGGCGACAATGAGCCCTACGATGGCAGCGGCGCGACGCTCGCACAGGTCGCGACCTTCAACGAGTTCGGCACAGAACACATCCCAGCGCGCCCTTTCATCCGCAGCACCTTCGACGAGCAGGTTGGAGAGTGGGAGCGGCTGGTTGCTCTCGTCGAGCGCCGCCTCATCGCCGGAACCATGTCCATCAGTCAAGCCCTGAAGCTGCTCGGCGCGAAGATCGTGGCCGACATTCAGGCGAAGATCACTGACGGTCCGCACGAACCGAACAGACCTTCGACCATCGCGAAAAAGGGATCGACGTCGCCGCTCATCGACACAGGTCGGCTGCGGCAAAGCGTGACCTTCGAGATCAAGCGCTGAGATGTTCCTTGGACAGCAGAGCCTGACCGTCACACGGCAGACGGGCTCGTACGTCGACGGCGTCTGGACACTCGCGGCGGACTCGACCTTTGGCATCGTGGGCTCAATCCAGCAGCTCAGCGCGCGTGAGCTCCAGCTCCTCCCCGAAGGGGAGCGGACCAGGGAGCAGCGTATCCTCTACTCGCTGACGCAGCTCCGAACCGCGAAGCTGGACACCCAGGTCCCGCCCGACGAGGTCACCTACGACGGGCGCCAGTGGCGCGTCCAGGACCGTCGCTACTACGACCAGGCCACGGCCGGGCCACTGCAGCACTACCGCTACCGTCTGGTCGCGGTCGGAGATGACGAGTGAGCGAGTACTCTCCCTCGACGCAGGAGCAGGCCCTGCAGGCCTGGCTGCGGCTCGTGCTCGCCCAGTTCGACACGGACACACACACCGTCCAGGCCATCTACGCGCGCCAGGCCGGTACTCGGCCGGACAAGCCCTACGCGGCGCTGCAAGTGCTGACCGAGGTCGAGACGGGACCGCCCGAGACGGAGCTGACGGACACAGCCGCGGACTCCGACTTCGAGCACCACGCCGACCAGCACTACCTCGGTACTGTCCAGGTCGACGTCTACGGCGACAACCACGCCCAGATGATGCGTGTGCTGCGCCGCTCCATCGCCGACCCGCGCGTCCGCGAGCAGAACATGACCGCCAAGCTGTACCTGGTCGACAGCCCTGGCGGTCAGCACTCCACCATCCTTCGAGACACCTCCTGGGAGCACCGCTCTCAGTGCGACTTCCGCTACGCTTTCGCCGAGCGGGATACCACCGACGTGGCGGCCGTCGAATCGGTCGTCGCGACCGTCAACGCCAACGACCTCTCTCAGGAGGTCACCGTTCCATAGGAGCACGACATGTCGCTCGACACCTACGTGGTGAACGCGAGCATCTCGTTGGGTGCGTCCCTGATCACCAGGGCCGGCCTCGGGACGCCGCTCATCGCTGGCGCCGCCACTTTCTCGGATCGTGTCCAGTCCTACGCGGCAGACGACGACTACGCCAACGATTCCGATCTTTCCACAGAGCTCAAGGCCGCTCTGGCGCGTATCTTCGCGCAGACAATTCACGTCTCGACGGTCAAGGTCGGACGGGTTGGGGCGGACCAGAAGCTCGACATCAATCTGGCTCCCGAAAACCCGGTGGTTGACGGGAAAATCTACGGCCTGAAGATCAACGGGACGAACTACGAGTACACGGCCGATGTCGCCGGCGCTGGCGACACCACGGCCGATGTGGTCGACGAACTGGTCACGGCCATCACCGGCGGTGGTGAGCCGGTCACCATGACCGACAACGGCAACGACTTTGACATCGAGGCCGACGTCGCGGGTGTCCCCTTCACCTACGCCGACGGTGACAACGTCGACGGAACGCAGACCACCACCGTCACGACCGCGGACCGCTCCATCTCCACCGAGCTGAGCGAGATCGAGGCCGAGGACGGCGACTGGTACTACCTGCTGACGACCAGCCGCGATGAGACGGACATCAATCGCGCCGCCGACTGGATCGCGAGCGACGGGCAGCGCATCTACATCGCGCAGACCGACGACTCCGGCGTCAAGGGCAGCGGCTCGAGCGACATCGCGTCGGTGCTGAAGGCCGACAACAACGGCCGGGTCGGGGTCATTTTCCACGGCACCGACACCGAGTACCTCGCCGAGGGGCTGACCGGCTTCAAGGCCGCGGCCGATCCGGACCAGCAGTCGACGACCTGGGCCTTCGCCAACGTCGTCGGCGTCTCGGCGGACACACTCACCACCTCCGAGCGCGCCTACATCCTCGGCAAGTACGCCTCGGTCTACGAGAGCGCCGGCGGGGTCGCGGTCACCTTCGAGGGCAAGCTCGCCAGCGGCAAGTACATCGACCAGCGCATCTCGGCCGACTGGCTGGCGACGCGCATCAAGGAGGACTGCCTCCAGGAGCTGCTCAACTACTCGGCCCGCAACGAGAAGATCCCCTACACGGACAACGGCTTCGCCGTCTTCACCGCGCTGGTGATGAAGCGGCTGCAGCAGGGCATCCGCGCGGGTCACTTCGTCGACGGCTCGGACAACGAGGACGAGCTGCCGTGGGTCACCATGCCGAGCCTGGACCCGGACTCCGACAACCCGGTCACGACCGAGGACCGTGAGGCCCGCATCCTGCGATTCTCCTGCGGGGCCACGCTGGCCGGCGGGGTCCACAGGGTCGTCGTCAACGCCTACGTCGAGACCAGCTGATAGGAGGGCCGAATGCCTCTCATCCCAGAACCCGTCAAGACCTGGAGTCCCAGCGACTGCAGCGTCATCGTCAACGGCTACCGCCTGAGCGGCTTCGTCGACGGCTCGTTCGTCACGGTCGAGCGCATGTCGGACCGCGCCACCATGAAAGAGGGTGTCGACGGGGTCGTCACGCGCTCGCTGAATCCGAGCAAGGCCTCGACGATCACCATCCGCCTGCAACAGCGGTCGATGTCGAACTCGGTCCTGGCCGCTCTCGAGCGGGCCGGCACCGTCTTCCCCTTCCTC